TAGTTAAATATTGTATTGATGAAGTGTGGAAACAAAGAAACTTTTATTCACCCAAAAGGGTTATTTCTTTTTATCGTTCTTTGCGAAAGGCTGGTTTAACACCCTGCGTTGTTCCCTTACAACATCACGGCAAAGTTCTTGACGAACTCCAATCTGTCCTACAACATTCATTAGATTAGGATTTGAACTACACCTTTGGATATATCCAACCATGCTTTCGCCCCTTCGGTATTCTGGAAAATAAATCATAGTAATATTTATATTATAAATATAAGATGAAACAATACAAAGACACTAGATACTTCGTAGATAAAATGGGAAATGTATTTACGAATGGAAAAAAATTAAGTGCCCGTAGCGATAAAGATGGCTATAAAATGGTAAATATGTATATTGGTTCTAATAAGAAAACCTTTTTCGTTCATAGATTAGTTGCCGAAACATATATTCCCAATCCTGAAAATAAACCAGAAGTCAATCACGATGACGGAAATAAAGAAAATAATTTTGTTGGTAATCTTCTATGGGCGACATCATTAGAAAACACCAGACACGCAATAGAAACAGGTTTAAGGGATACAAAGGGGGAAATGAACGCAGCAGCTAAACTTACTGAAAAAGAAGTGTTAGAAATAAGGGAAAAGTTTGTTCCAAGAAAATATACCTATAAAATGTTGGCAGAAGAATATGGTGTTTCACAAATGACTATTTACAGAATAACCAGTAATAAAAAGTGGAAACATATTTAACATAGAAAAATTGGTATATTAAAAAATAACCAGTATATTTGTATCATTATGAATAACACACTATTATACTTTCACCGAAGAAAAAATACTAATGAAGTATTTTATGTCGGTATAGGCAGTAAATACAGAGCAAAAAGTTCTAAAGATAGAAACGCATATTGGCATAACATAGTCAATAAAGTTGGTTATGATATTGAAATAGTCCATAAGGATTTATCTTGGAAAGAAGCCTGCGAACTTGAAACTAAATATATCAAACAATTTGGTAGAAAAGATTTAGGTTTAGGTAATCTTGTAAATATGACTGATGGGGGTGATGGAACTAAAGGACATATACCACCAAAAAAAGTTTTAGAAGAAAGAAGTAAAAGAATGATTGGAAAAAAACAATCTAAAGAAACAAATGTTAAAAAATCACAATCATTAAAAGATTTTTGGAATGATGAAGATAATAAAAAAATGATGTCTGACGCTATAAAATTAGCACATACAAATAATCCAGAAATTGCTAAAAAAATTAGTGAAAGTAGTAAAGGTAAAATATTTAGTGATAAAACAAGAAAAAAAATGTCTATATCTGGTAGAAATAAAAAAATGCCTGATAATTTTTCAGAAACTATGAGCGAAATAACTAAAGGTGAAAAAAACGGAAATAGTAAATTAAATGAAAAACAAGTATTAGAAATACGCAAAAAATATTCAACTGGTAAATATACTTATCTTTCTTTATCTAAAGAATATAAAGTAAGTAATATTACTATTAGAAAAATAGTAATCCGTGAATTATGGAAACATATTTAACAACATTTCCCACCACGATAGGAATGGTTGTTCCAGCTCCAAATTGGTTTCTGTCCTAATACCAATCCACCATTAGAATACTTTTCGGTAGATGACGCACTTTGCTTTCCGTCCCCGTTGTAATATGAAAACTCGGGGAAAAGATTTTGCTGAAAATAAAGGTAATCTTTGGCACGACTTGTGTAGTAATCGGCTAGTTCCCTAAACTCCCTTTTCAATTCACGATATACACCCAAATCAGCTGAACTTGAAAACTCACTACTTTCACTTTGAATACCCCTATTTTGAAGTTTTGCTAGGTTGTTGGTAAGTAGATATACCCCAGTCCAATATAAGCTCACCTGCGTCAAATAAGTATCCAATAGATACTTGTAGTTTGAATTAGTAGCACCTGTAATAGAACCATCAGTAATTTTATCAACCAAAGCATCGTATAACAAATCACCTGTTAAATCACGGCAATTTATAAATTGTGATTGTTGAATAGCTGGTAGAATGTTCCCACTTAATAGGGAATATTCAACAGGTAAATTATTTCTTACATCGTCTTCTGTGATAAAATAAACCATTATAATATATTGAATTGATTAAACTTATTTATGATATTTACAGGTTGGTTGTATTTTAATGCCAATACATTTTCCAAACCTATATTCATTTTTCTAATAAATGGTTCAATAACAAATTGTATCATATGATTTTGAGCCACTTTAATTTCTTCGGCATTTGAACTAAAACCATTAGACAAACCTACCTGAACCCCCAAAAGTAGCGGGCTGCTAATCTGATTAGCCGTAAGTATGTTTTGCTGAACCAAAGTTAAAACATCTAAATAGATTGAACTATTAGCATCATTACTAATTGTTTCAATCACGGGGCGTTCTTCAGGACTATCACTAAAAGACACCATCAACTTCGCTCCGTCCTTACCTTGATAAGATTGAATAAGTTGTGAATAGATTTCTTCTTTTTCCGTAGGTGTTGGACTTCCTATAAGTGAAATATGTAAATTGGGTAATAGCGATGAAGCTAGATTTTTCTTATGGAACTCCCATATTTCAGCTTCCAAAGCCACGGCATCGGTTGCTGACTGCCAAGGTAATACGGGATAAATCTTGTTATTAGATGGTTGATAATTCGTCCAATAATAGATTTGTCTGGCTTCCCTGTTTTCCAAATCTAATGTATGGAACTTGGTAATATTTTTATCCCTTTTTGTGCTGTCCCAATTTTCACAATAATAATACCAATCAACATCTCTGATGTGTTCGTCTTCTTCTTTCTTTTCAGCTCTTACATATTGGAATGGTAAATGATAGATACTTTCAATAGCAGTTCTTTCTCTGTTGGGGATACATTCAATCGCCCACCCGCCGAATAACCATGCGTCCATCACAATTTTATAATAAAGTTCAGTCAAACTTTCATAACGATTTACCATTACATTTCCCATACCTTCAAGTTCAACACCTTCACCAATAGACATATTGGATTTAGCATCAACACAGACAGATAAGGTAGGGGACATTTCCTTTAGTTCCAAAACGAACTGCGGATAATCGTTCATACCGCCTTGTCCCCAATTTACCCAATCTTCCCTTCTAGAAGTGCTTTCCGTGTTTTCACGAATATCTAATCTTTGGATTGGATATTGTTGGTAAAATGTTTGAAAACTTTTATTATTTTTGTTATTTTCCATAATATATTATATTTCCGTTGGTAGTATTCCCTGTATAATAAGTATCATCTTCACTAACAAAAATGAATGCTAAAGAAGACAATAACTTATCGTGAGCCAACATAGTATTTAAGTTAGTATCTGAAATCTGTTCGTAAATACCTAACCAATACTGGTTATTATCTTGTAAGTGAATATTACAATCAGTAGAACCCGAAGCTATAAAAACTTCAGGTTCATTTTTATTTGTGTTGAATTGGAATACATCGTATTTATTCGCATAATACGATGGATATACACTACTAATATTACGGGGTATAAAAGTGGTTCTAACCCCACTTTGAGCGTTCTGTAATACCCATAGATAGTTTGGTGCTGAAAGTTCCTTATATTGACTTACAGACACCATTATTGTATTCGTAGCATTCTGTGTAATGTATATCATTTTTCAATTCTATTTTATTTATTAGACAGCACTAAATCCAGTTTCTTCATCAAGGAATAGTAAGTCATTTATACTATCGTATGTTGCGACATACTTGGAATAAGAATTATTTCCAGGACTAATACTCCCGTTTTTAGCCATCACTTTACCAGAAGCACCATTCAAGGTTGCTGTTGGAACAGCCCAAGAACCATTATTATAAACGATGAAGAAGAACCTTTGTCCGTTTCTTACATTTATGAAGTTTGGTGTCGTATCAGCAGTCATAGTGAATAAGAAGAATGAGCCTTGGCTACAATCTACATCTATAGAACCACCAACATTTCCGCCATTATATTCTTTGAAACTTTCTGTTTTGAATGTGTGGATATTTTCAACATGCGTAGTCGCTGAATATAGAGCAGTTCTACCACTTGTTCCTACCATAACCGAATAATCTAATCCTGGTATATCCGTATTACTACCTGCGATGATTGCTGAATAATCAGCATTATCTATAACATTAGTTTCCCCGACAAATACACCTGAACTATTACCCAACATAGAATTACCATTACCAGCAACGATTGAAGAATAATTCCCGTTATTATGTGTGTTAGATGCTCCACCCAAGACATTACTGAATAAACCATTTGTTATTCTATTAGTTTCACCATTTAGAATACACATATACAATCCACCCGTAATATTGTTTGATGAACCACCCAATAGTGCGTTGTAATCACCAGCGTTAAAGTTATTTTCACCACCAAATAATCCCCCGTAATTTGCTGAATTGGTTGTGTTAAGCCCACCTAAAGTCCAGTTTCTATTTCCTGATAAAGTATTACTTTCACCACCACCCATAAATCCTTTGATAGAAGTATTGGTATTACTAAATCCTCCGATAAT